CCACAGCACCGCTGGCAACCAACGGGCCAATCGCCTGCAAAAACTGCACGGTTGCGGTCAAAAACTCTGTACGGCGCTGTTGCTCAATAGCTGTATCAACAGCGGCAGATTCTTCTGTATCAACCGAAATCCGGTAGTTGCGCGTCCGCTCATCACGCATCAGCGCCACCATCTCTGGCGTGACGACAACGCTGGTGACTTTGCTCAGAACCTCTGGCTCTAGGTTTTCGACCATCAACTCAGCCTTCAGCTCCATGATCTGGTCAAGGAACTGTTCAACCAAGCGCTGCCGGTTCATCAGCCGCATAGCGCCGAACTGGCCCTTGATGCGCTGGGCGGTAGCAGTCTCACGGCTGGCACTTGTGCCGCGCATAATGTCCGAGATGCCGGTGATTTCGTAAATCGTTTGGACCACAATCTGGCGTGACTGATAAAGTTGCCCCAGCGCCTTGATAAGATTATCAAGCGGGGCTTCCTGCATGACGTTGGCCAGACCGCCGCCAGCCTGCAGCATGGCCATGT